CGCATCTGCGGGATTGGTTTTTGATTCCCCTCCCATTAAAAGTGGTATTGCTTTTGTCAATGCTGATTGCCATGCCATAAAATTACCTACTATAATTTTTTATCTATAAATACTCATAATGCCATTACCAATAACTACACGTCCTTGACTCCACCATCTAAACTGTGGAGTTACTTCGTTCATAAAACCTAAGTTTTCAAAACATATTTTATTCATTCTATTTCCAATGGTATTTAAATCATGTCTAAAAGCATTTCCAAACGTCTCTCCGCCATCCTTAGATAAAGTTAAATCAAGATAACTATTTCCCTCTGCCATTCCTTGCTCCATTAAACATGTGATTTCTTTTACAATAAAAGGGTTTCCATCTGGAAAACGAGATGTCGGAAGAACTCTTATACGCGGAATTGTTTTTCCATCGAACGTTGTGTATTTGCTATTCCATTCATATAATTTGCCATCTATATGACTAATAAAATAATACGTATTGTTAAAAGTCACCCCACGCTTAGCAATGTGTGCGCCCATGCGTACATCAGAAGGAGTAAATAGCAATTTAGTGTTGAAGTCATAACACACACTAAAATCATCTAGTGCGGAAGTAAAAGTCGCTTGATAAATCAAGTGTCCATCTTGGCTATAAATTAAACCATAGCATTTTTCAAAATCATCGATTTGTGATAACTCATAATCTATGCCATCAATAGACACGTGATTTAAATCCCCTTCTCCTGTCGTATAAACAATTTGCGGAGTTGAATATTCATTGCGACCAATCCACGCTACAATCTTATCTGCTTTAGCAATCGTCGCTGAATTAACACAACCAAAATCAATATTAATTGCTGTTGACATTTGATAAGGAAATGTTGACACACCTGTATTAAAATAAATACAACTAGTTAAACTGCCAATTACTAATAACAACGATCCTCTTCCTGGAACTGCTACTACGGCTTTAACTAAATCCTGTTTATTAGTTTGGAAACTGCCAACATATCCAGCAGTTGACGGAAAACTTTTTGCGTTGTTTAAAGCAGACAATCTAAAACTATTTGTTCCTTCGCATCCAGCAACCATATACCCATCCTGAAAAGTCACGTAGTTAGGGAGGAAATCTAATGGATAATAAAGAGCCCCGTCATAAGCCTGTGCTTTTGTAAATGCACCTGTATTATAATTATAAACATGGATATCTTTTCCATCAGCAATGGCAATTTCAGCGGAATCATTTCCATCAATCGAAACATTGCCGCTATAAGTGTTTAGATGCCCCACAAGTGTTTTACTTAAATTGCTATTTATTCTAAAAACATCATTGTCCATCACGGATATCATGATATTTTTAGGATAACTAACATACAAACCACGCCCTGTCATATCCTCACCAAGCGTTAATGCATTAGCATAACCAGCTTGAGGAACTAGAAACCCATCAGAAATAATCATGTTGTACGTTTGCTCATTAGATATTTTTGAGTAACGTCCATACTTAGTTGATCCAACGATTGGCAGTTCAATTGGTTTTGCTAACGGTTGATTGCTCATGGCATCCAACCTCCAAATACACTGAGCGCAACTGTACGCGTAATATCAGCCCCTCTATTTCCACCAAATAAAGATACTTTAACCATAGATAAATCTGGCGGTGAAGTGACCGATAACTTTTGTTCAAAAGCCTCAATTTCTTTCATAGTTGCTTGAGGCAAATTTAAGCCATGTTGATTACAAATATAGTAAGCTAATTTATGTTCTAAATAAGCAATATAAAACAGATCGTATGTTAAAGAGACATCGGTTGTGAAAGCAACTGATGACAAAGCGAATCTTCCCCATAATTTTACAACATATACTTTAGTGGGGAGGGGGTAGAAATATAAATCCATTCCACCTTTTGTTTTAATAGGATTAAATCTGTAGGGCAATGTTTGTAGATCATCTACACGCCCAGTACCCCAATATTCCTCACGACTTACAGGGCTAGAAACCATACGTAATTTATCATCGGTATAACTAACAGTATATGAATCTAATTGAACTAAACCTGTAACTGTATATTTTTCCGTTCCAGCTACTGTATTAAAAGTATAGAGTGTAAAATATGGAATTAAATCTTGGCAAATCGATTGAGAAGATAGAATTTGATTGAGCATTTTCAAACCACGTGAAGCCTGTGCTCCTGACATAGTTTGAAAATCGGGCGCAACCATACCACTAAGATAATAGGCATTTGTGATTAACGTTCTGGCTAAATATGCCATATTAATCTTCTCCTATGGAATCCCCCGCAATTTCTCACGGGGGATAATGTAACAATTAAAGTTAGAGGATTGTGTGTTTAAATCCAGTAACCAAAATATCAGTTTTACCAGAACCAGCGGAATTACAATACTCCATGGTAGGCACAGCAGTGACTAAAACAGAAGGTAATGCAAATGCAATACTATTCATTTTAGTTGCTACACTTCCATAAACTAAATAACCACCAGTAGCTGCATAATATTTAATCGTTGTATAATCATCAGCTGTTGCTGGATAGTAACTGGCATTGATTAATATATCGACTTGCGATACAGCTGGGACAGCCGCACTGCAATCAACTGAAGCATCTGAAGTAGATGCTCCATCCGACAATACAGAAATTGGTGTACCCCAAAGATATGTTTTCTCATTGTAGTAACCAGTCTGCTTCATCGGTAAGAAATGGGCGCTTCCATCAGTTAATGCAAAGCCAATTAATAACTTTCCATCATAACCATAAGGCAATAATGGGGCGGTTAAAGAGGTAGAAGCGAGTACACATACGCGTTTATTTACAGTATCAGTAACTAAATAAATCGCATATATCGTACTATTTGCAAGCGCTCCAGTGTCTAAACCATTTGCCCCAGTAGTAGCAGCATTTAGAGTAGTAGCAGTAGAAAGGGCAATATCAATAATATTATCGGCATCTTTAGCATAACCAGCAGCAATACTAAGCGTGGTATTTGAAGCTACACTAATATTTAAACCAGTAATCACTAAAGGCGATCTGTATGATAAAGGATAATTTTGTACAGTCATTTTTATATCTCCAATTAAATTTTTACGATTAAACCGTTGTTGGGAATAACATTCTGCGAGAATTTTTTGGCACTAATAAAGTACCTAAAATTAAATCACGAATACATCCTTTAACACCCTGATCCATAATCCAACCACGATAGAATCGCATTGAAGTATTAGTCTCTGGATCAGTCTGAACAAAAGATTCAAACGGATCAGTTTCAGGAAGTTTAGGCATACAACCATAAAGTGATCTGTCGCTTATAATTAAACCACAACGATGACTTGGCATAACAGTCATAGTCATACCAGCTACAATCGCCACATTCACATTCTGCTTAATCCCAGGGGCAACATACAATTTAGGGGTAATAGGAATAGTTGCATCACCGCTTCCATCTGTATCGCAATCAGCAGTAACACGAATTTGAATTTTGTTACTAGATACAATATCACCCATGTGAGTTTTATATCTTGGACGTAATGAACCTGCATCAGCGAATTCAATTAAGTCACCTGATTTAAGCGCCCCTGATTGAGAGGTCAGAGAACTACGTGCAACAATTGCACTAATTCCACCGTCAGCATCAACAGTTAAACTTTGAATCGTTAATGTATGACCAGTTGAATCATTTCCACAAGCGCCAGCAACATGTTGCGGCAATAAATTACTTGTGTAGATTTTAATACGTCGAGAAGCCATCATTAAATCTGGTAATTCCCACGGATTCCCTGGTGCAGTTATAGCGTCATTTCTACGTCCTGCATATTGTGATAACATGCTAGTAAGAATAGCATCGGCAGCCATATCTGGAATAATCATACAAATATCACTACCAGAACACCCGATATTTAGATGAGCAGTAACAGCTTCTTTTAATTGCAAATCAGTATTGATAGCGACGGTAGCTGCCGTATTCTGAGAACCATAAAACAAATATGGACCAGATTCAGTATGCAAATCACCAGTAGCCACTAATTCACCATCAACAACAGTTTGGACAGGAACGCTACTATTAGCATTTTTAGCGATAATAGAACCAACTTTATCGCCCATAACTTTCATGGCTGCCTTGCCATATTTATTCATATATTCCTCTGGTTTGAGGTTATATATTAATTCAAAGTTATTAATGCCAATTGCATTGTGCCACGCTTGATCTACGGTAAGATCAATGTAGTTTTGCTCTAATGCTTGGAATTTAGGTTTGATACCTGCATTAACATAGGGCGTATAAGGTAATTGCAACCTGATTGACGTTCCTAAGTTAGCTGGTTGATCTTGAAAGTTAGAATATTCGGTATTTACAACCTCTGGTGAGGTAAAGGGATTAATATTTTGATAAAGCCCTAATTCTGCATCTACGAATGTTCTAACGCTTTGTAAACTGTTAGAAGGCATAGTCATAAATTTTCTCCAATTAAAAATAAGTTTAAATTGGATAATGACTATGTTTTAGACGCTACACCTTACCAGCCATTTTGTTTATATGTTTTTCGCCAGCTCGCTGCATCTCTTTTGCCACTATCCAACCCATTAGTAGAAGGTTTTTCTTGTGCTAGTGGCGCTCTTGGCTGTGGTTTTTTTAATCCTTCTGAATTTTTAATTAACGAGTCCGACAATTCCTTTAATGCTCGTGCTGCAACCCGTGAATTATTTGACTGTGCTGAAGTAAAACCTAATAAATTAGCATATCTCACAGGGTCTTTAGCAATCGCATAAAGTACATCATGCGGATTCGGTAAATTATTCAAAAGTAATGGTAAGTACGGATAATCTTTATAATCTAATGAATTGAGAACAGCGTCATAATCAGGGTATTTCTTTTCCCCCGCCTCATTGACTTCTGTTGCCCCCTTCCCAAGTTTCTGTGTAAGCTCATTAACAAGATTCTCTCTGTGCGCTTGAATCTGCGCATTCATTTCCTCTTGTTTTTTACGCTCGTAAAGTTCATTAGCCTTTCTTTCAGCCAAAGC